GCTGTAGGATTATCAAGCCCGACGTGATCACCATGCCAGTGACTACCGCCATTAATGGAGCAGTCAAAACCTAACAAGATGATGTTTTTCGCCCCCTGGCTGGCAGCAAACAGAATAGCGCGCTGCCCGGAGTTGAAGGCCCACCGGGTATCTGTATCAAACAGATTTAGCCCATAGCGTTTATGAGCCCGGTAATTACAGGTCCAGCGAGAGGCGGAGGACGGCAGAACATCGATGTTTGCATCCCACCAGCGCAGATCACCCGCGTAAATGTATTCACAATCAGGCACGGCTCGCCAGGTGGAGTTAACAGCAATAACCGGCAGCCCCGATCCGGAGATCAGTTCGCAATCTGATTTATTGAGAGACGGGCCGGATGCACAAATGATGAATGTATTCATTCGTGTTGACCTGGTTCGGGAGTAATTGGTTACGGTTGCCGATGCTTATCTTCGGCTTGTCTCTGGGGACTGCAATTAACCGTAACGGGGAGAGCACTGAGCCTACTGTGACGGGTTATCGTCACTCTTTCCCCCGAAGGGTGGCCCTCGACGCAGAACGCCCATAAGCCCAATGCTCTTCCCTGTTACGGCCATAAAAAAACCCGCTCGGAGGCGGGTTTAATTTCGTGCAGGCGCAATAACCTACGATTTGAAGCATACACGACAAGTTCGGACAAAATCAAGTTTTAAGTCGCTAATATGCTAAATTTTGTTCACATCACCACGAAAGCTCGTTGCGTCCTGAAACGCCGAGTCTGCTTTTTGTTCTTCCCTGTGGCAGACGTCGACGAGCACCTCCAGAAACGGTTTCCAGTTACGGGTCCACGTTCTGACGTGCAGATCCGTGACTCGCTTCAGTATCGCTTTATAGGCTGCAGTAGACGGCACCCCAGAAAATCCGTTTCCGCTGCAGCGCTCGCAGGTTTTGAACACCGGCGCGCCGCGCTCGCTTGTGGCTTTGCGGTCGAGCACCTCACCTTTGCCGCCGCAACGGCATCGGGCCAGCAGCTCACCTTTACCGTTACATGCCGCGCATTTACGCTTGACCAGTTCGTGCTTGATTTTCGGCGGTACGATTTCCATTCCGTCAGAGTTGAAGACTCCAGGATGTTTGATCACATCCTCATACTGAGAGGTTAATCCGCTGCCGCTGCAGCTGTGACACGTCACGCTGGTTTCCGCTGAACGGGAGTATTCAGCAAAGGCGAATTGTGCCAGCGTCAGCATGCACCAGCCAAACTCTCCTGCAGCTGCTTTACGTACATTCCTGGGAGCTGATTCCATTGCATGACGCGCCAGAGCCTGTACAGCCAGCTGCTCATCACTTTTGCTGATCCCGGTCTTACCAAAGAAGGCAGCCAGACCAAACCGCGCTCGGCTGCTGGTGGTACCAATGGCCGCCATAACATCGGTGCCGGTGATACGATCCGGAGAGGTTCCTTTCACGTCGTCGCTGATGTGCATTCCCTGAGGGCTAAAGTGTTTTAGTGATGCCTCCAGTTTCATTCTTCACACTCCCCTACCAGGTTAAGAATCACCGCCGCGCCGTGGTTTTCCATGAATTCGTCCTTTCCACTGTCAAGAAACCAGCGACATACCTCAACGGCTTCGACGCGCGTTACGGGTTTGATGGTAGCCAGCAATTTTTCAAGGTAGCGCTCGCGGTCATATACCGATTCGTGATGCTCTGAGTAACCAAACTCATAGCCCTGTTCTTTAGTTGCAGTGTGGCGAACGCTGTAGAGCCAGTCCCAGTAAACAAACTCACGAACAACGTCAGAAAGCGTATTGGGCTCTGGCAGTACATCACGATAGCCTTCAACAAATGCCCGGCGCTGTTCATCAATTTCGTTCATACGGCTGCCGTTAATGCTGCCAGCTTTCCTCTCGGCCGGAGTCCATCCCCAAAGGTGATCGTCGATAAATTTCGGGGAAGACTTGATTACTCGCTCGGCCTCCACATCTTCGAGAGCTGCCTCATAGCTGCCGAACGTGGCCCTGACTGATGCTGCTTTTTTGATGTCCTCCCGGGCGTTCCTGATTGCCTGTGCCGGGTTATCCATGCCGATGGTACCGAAAGCAACCTGGAAAGGATCGCCACCATTCGCCAGCAAATAACGCGCGTAACGTTCCTCGGCCTCTTTTGGGGAGATTTCAATTTTCTCCAGCGCGGCTTCGGCTGCGTCCAGATGTGCGGGTTCGTTCAGACGGATCACCTCCAGCACCCAAAGATAAGCGTCAGTTTGCTTATGCCCGGTGATTCTCCGTTGCTCGGGCAGACGCTTGATGTTTGCGAGGGCGGAGCTGTGCGCTGCCGTCGGGATGGTGAATAGTGCTTTATGTTCGTTGTTATCAGTACGCATTACGCAGCCGCCTTTTTCTTGAAGAAAACCACCTCACGAACCTGATCGCCGTTCATGAGCATGTCGTTAAAATCCCCGTTATCCGGGTAGTAGATGCTGATTTTTTCCAGGTCATTTTTTGCCAGTAAGTTGGCATGGGCGCATTCCGTGGCCGCAGCCAATCCAGTGGCGCTGTTTACGTCTCGATCTGCGAAAATAATCAAATTTTTCACACCTGCAGGAACACGGAATTTCTTCATGAATCCGCTGGTCATGGTGGCCCAGGTGTTAACGTTGTATAGCTGCTTGCAGGAAAGAGCCGTTTCGATACCCTCGGCAATTCCGAGGGTCGTCGCTACCGGGAACATGCGAATAGCGACGGAACGGGCATGATCCAGATAGCTTTCGTCCTGAAGAGATTTCTGGCGCTTCGCTCCGGCAGAATCCCTTAGTTGGGCTTTCTGATTGCCGTCCAGTAAGGTTCTGTGCAGATAGCAAAGCTCGCCTTTGTCGTCAGTTGCGAGTGAATACAGACACTGGTAAACCTTACCGCCGTAGCGTTGTTTATCATTGAACTTCACTGCCTCTTGTGGGAGCTGATAAATTCCCCTGGCCTGCAGATATTCCGCCCCGGTAGTTCCTTTCAGGTTGACCAGTTTCGAAAATTTGGACAGAACCCGATCACGGGCGCTTACGGCATCTGAAGTGCGCGGAAACGCTTCGCGGGTAAAGTTATTACCAATCAGCTGGTCTATTTCCCTGCAAATTTCATTGAATGGCTTCCCTTGCGTCAGAGTGACAAGCTTCATTCCGTCACCGCTGCCGCAGGTACAGATCCATGTTCCCCGGCCGTCCCGGTCATCAATACGCAGCTTTCCCCGCGCACCACATACCGGACATTCGCCTTTAAAGTGATTTCTGGCATTAATGGGAGGTAACCCGAAGTGCTCAAAAATCATTGCCCATTGACCTTTTGCCGCTTCTGCCGTCTTCATGCTCGTTTTCCTAACTGCTGTTTGATATCGCTAATCGCTTTCTGTGCTTGCTGTACTGAGGATGGGGCTGCCGTGCCTGATGCCTCCTGCAGGCGCTTGGCCTTCTCCTGCCCTTTCGCATACGCAATCAATTTGTGCCGGATGAAATTAGAGACAGTCGGGGTGATCTCCATCGGAAAATCGCTTAACCCGTTAGGCCACTCGTCAAACCGTTCGCGAAAGGTATTTGCGCACCAGCCATCGCTGACGGGCTTTTTCCCCTGCGATACGCGCTGACGCTGATAGAATTTGATCTGACTCCACCAGGCCTGTTTCTCTGCCTTAGTGGGCTGATGCTGGTTTTTACCCAGCTTTTTGAGTTTGCGGCCGGTGTCGGTATCGACGTCCTCACCGCCCAGCGGCTTATGCCCACATTTCGGGCATACATAGACGCCAGCTGGCTTCATGTAATGGCATTGAGAGCATTCGTGTGGCAGTTTTTCGGCCCGTTCCTCAGCTGCGCGGCGCGCGCTTTCCTCCATGCCGTCAGACTTACCGGGAAGATCGTCGTACTCGATTGAATCCGGATAACCCAAACGGTGCACGGTACCGCTGTGATCGAAGATGAGGCAGGACTCTTTACCCGGTGCGGTGCGCAGGCCACGCCCGAGCGCCTGCAGCCAGCGAATTTCGCTTTTTGTTGGCCTGGCGTAGATGATGCAACGAACGTCACTATCGAAGCCGGCCACCAGAACGCCCACACTAACGATGATTTTCGTTGCACCGGTTTCAAAGCGGTGAATGATGGTCTGGCGTTCATCCACTGGAGTGTCGGCGGTCATGACCTCAGCGTTAACACCCGCCAGGTTAAACTGAATTGTCAGGTAATTGGCGTGGGCTACGTTGACGCAGAAAGCGATGGTAGGCAGATCCCGGCCATTCTCCAGCCAGTTCTGTACGATGTCGCCCACCAGCGTAGAGCCGCACATGATTTCAGCCAGCTGCGTTTCGTTGTAATCGCTGCCGTACTCAAGCGATGCTTTGGTTTTAACACCTTTCAGATCCGGCTTAGTTGGCGCGTAAAATTCATATTTACTCAGATCGCCACGCTGAATTAACTCGCCGATGGTGGTGGGCTTAATCAGTCGGTCATAGTATTTGCCCAGGAACGGGGAAAACGGAGTACCCGACAGGCCAATCACCTTTACGCCTTTGCCGCGTAGACGGTCGATATCCTTCAGGATGCGTTTTTTACGCAGGTGTGCTTCGTCGATAATCAGCAGATCGATATTTTCAGGAAAAACACGACGAATAAGCGTATCGGCGCTGGCAATCTGAATTTTCCGGTCCGGATCGTAGTTCGGGTGATCCGCCCAGATATAACCGATTTCATCCCCCGGTAATCCATACTCCACGAACCGATTAGCCGTCTGACCGATCAGGATGGTGTACGGTGCACAGAACAGGACGCGCATACCACGGCTGACAAACCCGGCAACGATGAAGGCCGCCAAACCCGTTTTACCGCTACCGGTTGGCGAATACACCATGAAGGTGTCGTTTGCCTTCCAGTCACGGCGCAACATGTTTAGCGCTCGTTCCTGTGCAAAATTCGGCGTGATCGTCAGCTCCATTGTGCTGCCCCCGTGCTGATGAGATAATAATTTTGTGATGTGGTTTTCATGGATTCCCCCTCACATGGCTGGTGGCCTCCCCAAAGGCTGCCAGCCTCCCTTCTGATTCAGCTCCTCTGAAAAAATCACTCTTCCAGGAAGAACCCTTTTCGTTTCTCAGCGCCTGAGCGCTTTGTACTACCTTGCTGATACAGGCGTTTTTTAAATTGCGCCCTTAAGACAGTGATCTACCTAACCAATGGATCTCTCCTGTTGGAAAAGACCCTATTCCTGCCCCTACACCCAATCCCCCCTTACCCCCCTTTCCCTCTTCCCCATAAAAACGTACTACTTCCCTAGTACATATGAGGAGTTGGGTCAGTTGGTTGCCAACCTGAACAGGCACCTTTAAGCCTGCTTCTGTTCGGGTACCTTTAAACCCGAAACAATCAGGATCGCGATTGCGTTCCAGCCAGGGGAGGTTCGGCGGTATACCCCTGTAAAGCTCTGCCCTGATTTCTCACAAACAGGCGAAGCCTTGTGTTTGCTTCATGCCTTGCCCGGTTCTCCTTGCGGTACGAAACGGGTTCGGCCTCGAACGTCTCCTGATACACTGCTGCATAACGCTGCATGGCTTTTTGTTTGGCGGCCATACTGAGTGACTGCAGTTGCTCACCTATCCACTGACTGTCCGCAAGGCAAAACACAGCTGGCATCTCTAACTGCTGAAATGCCTGTGACATATCAGATATCCCCGGAAGGTCGTGGGAATACCGTTGGGATATCAGGCCGTAATTCGTATGGCTTAACCTCCCCGTTTGTAGCCATTGAGATAGCGACTGCATTTTGAGGGGAAATCTTCTGATGGTTGTTCAGCCACTTCCAAACAGCCCCCTGAGTGACACCGATGGCTCTAGCCAACGCAGATTGGCCCCCTGCCAATCTCACTGCTTTCTGAATAGCGTTTTCTGACATATTAGCGCCCTTAAAAATACTTTAGGATTTGGATGATATTACCATAGTATTAATTTAGCAAGAATACTCTAGTGTTGAATGGAAAAAGCTTTTGTACTAAATTAATCCGATCGTATTAACCAGAGGCAAAAACATGAGTGGAACGACTTTTTCGGACCGGCTAAGAGACAGCATGCAGAAGGCTGGGCTGACCCAAAGCCAGTTAGCTGAAGCAGTCGGAGTGTCACAGGGGGCAATTCAGAAACTTGTATCTGGTAAGGCAAAGTCGACAACTAAGCTTGTTCAGATAGCTAATGTCCTTGGTGTTCGCCCTGAATGGTTAAGCGAAGGCGTTGGTGCGATCCGTAAATCAGATGATTTCCCTCCAGAAGAAAAGTGGAGCAAAGTCGAGACCTGGGATAGCAACACGCCTTTAGAATCTGATGAAGTGGAAGTCCCATTCCTTAAAGATATTGAGTTTGCATGCGGTAGCGGCAGAGTTATGGAAGAAGATTACAACGGTTATAAACTGAGGTTTTCGAAGTCTACCCTGAGAAGAGTTGGAGCAAGCACAGATGGTTCAGGCATTATCTGTTTCCCGGCTGCCGGGAACAGTATGGAACCACTCATACCAGACGGTACAACAGTGGCTGTTAACATCGAAGACAAAAAAATCGTTGATGGAAAGATTTACGCGATCAATCAGGAAGGGTGGAAGCGGATCAAACTCCTATACCGGACAGGCCCGGATGAGTTGACTATCCGTAGCTATAACGCAGAAGAGTACCCTGATGAGGTAGTGAAGATGTCCAGCGTAGAGGTCGTTGGTAGAGTGTTTTGGACTTCTACAGTTTGGAACTAAGCCGGGGAAACCCGGTTTTTTTTGCGAAAAAAAATAAAATCCATTATTTTCATTAGGTTACATGAAAAAGAAAATAAGATTAATACTATAGTATTGACGCGGGATTAATCCTCCCCTATTCTCATCTCATCGGCAAACAACGGAGCCAGTGAGATGACGACCAATACGACAATCAAAAAATTATATCAGCTTGTTGATATTCCAGATTTTCGCTACAGCAAAGATAGTTCAAGTATTGATTATGGTGATATTGCATCAGATTGCGATACTAAAACTGTTTCTATCTTTGAAGCCATTAACCATATCAGCTTAAATATTTTTTCCATTGCTGAAGATAAAGAAATCAGCAAAGAAAAGATATTAAACCTTTCTTGTATCATCGCTGACCTTGCAGAAATTGGAATGGCAACGAATAAAATTTCTCAAGCTGCCTCATATCTTTCTGGATTAAAGGATGGCAATCATGGCGCATGAATTTTCATTAGAACAAGCGAAAGAGAAAGCATATCAGGCAGAAATAATCTGCAAAATGATTGAGTTATACCCCAACAAAATGGACTGTTCTGAAATCGAGGCCATTGCAGCATTATTAAGTAAGTTAACCAGTGATGTTTGTGCATGGTTAATTGAAGAGCAAGCTATTAGATCCAACGCTTAGTTTTTTTAGATTCCTAAATAAATAACAGCTTTATTGCTGAGGGGATTCCATACACTTTTTTAGGAAAAAACATGATAAACATCAACGCCTTTAATACTGCTAAGTTATTTTGTTCAGCCGGTTACTGGGATATTGCGAATTTATATCTCAGGAAAGCATACGGGAGATAAATCATGTCAACACAAGATCGCCAAGACGTGCAAGGTGTGAATATTAAAGCTGAACAACTTAACTTCCTTATGCAAACAATTCACGCTCACCATAAGGATTTTGACTGCCATCAACTTGATGGCCTTTTAGGTCTGGCTTATGACCTTGCCGGGTCGGTATATAGCTGGCCCGAGGCAGAGGAAAGGATCGTTTTAGAAAATGAAGATGCACAAAGAAAGGTGTATTAAATGGATAATTTAACCAATACGTATCGCCGAAGAATTTTAAAAGCTGCGTTATTACGCCACCAGCGTAAAACCGGAAGCACCTGCATCATTATTAATATGCCTAAAGGTGGAATAAACACAGTCGAATTAACAGAAATACTGCTTGATGGTTTGTTGAGACGATTCGAAAAGCTGGCTCTCAGTGAATACGGGAATATCGACGGTGTAAAAGCCATCAGAGGAATTTACAGCAACGCCGTAGATGTGAATGGCAGCGGTGAGTTCCTGACAGAAAGCGGAAAGGCATTAATCGACGATCTCATTGCTGAGCTGGTCGAATTTGCTAAGAAACAAAAATCAGTCACAGCGGAGACAAGCCATGAGTGATCAGACACCAATTATCACGCACGAACCAGTAAATATCGTGCTGACAATCGAGAACGGGAAAGTTATCCACGCGCGCCCGGTTCAGAACGGCGAGGTTACAGCATCGCTGGAGACTTTTTTATGGATGGCTGAACAAGCCGGTTACACGATCACCCCACCTGCAGGAGAGAAGGACAATGGCCCTGACAGCGATACGAATTCCTGAGTGGGTGCACCTGCAGGCGGTCCATGTCCTCCGCCAGTTCAGAGCCAGGCGGATTCATCCCTGCCGTATGCACGGCTCCGGAAACCTGAGCCTGAGGGTTAATCGCCGCTGGCGGCTGCTGTCCCGAGACGGCGGCCATAACTGGGAAGTAATGAGCCATGAACGATACAGCAAACTGAAGGACAGAAAATGAAAGCGCTTTTCCTTTCCCTGCTGTTTGGCCTGTTATTGGTGGCCGTCGTTTTCGGCGCGCTGATTGAGTACAAATTTTTGATGGATTTCGGGAGTTGATTATGAAAACGGGACAACAACCAGCTTACCCATGCCCTCGCACTGATTCTCCTCAGGGTATGACATATCGCCAGTATCTTGTAAGTCAGCTCGCGCCCGTAATCGCTGCTCAGTTCTTCGAAAGTAGCGCATGGACCGACTACGACGACATGGGCGGCTCTCTGATGATGATGGTCGACAGCATTATTGAAGCTGAAAAGGAGACAGCACAATGAGCAAATCAGCAAAAGAGCTTTATACCGTACCTGAATGGATGCGCCCATACCTTACGTTATTCCAAAACACTGGAGGTAATGACGTTGAGGATCTGCTGCACGATGAAGACACCAATATGTTCGCAAATAGCATTCGGTACATGTTGATCGTGTCCGCTCGTTCACAATTCAGATTGCTGATGGATATGTATAAAAATGGGCAGATTATCGAGCTTGAAACGATGAAAACAGACCCTGTTGGTGAAGATTATCAGTCAGCGATCGACATCTTGCGCGACAGAGCTGCTCGCGAACTCGATGGTGGTTTTCGCTCACATCACAACGCCCTGATTTATGCAGCTAATGAACTGGAAAATGCCCAGGCCTTCGGGCGGGAGGTCAGCCATGAGTCTTGATTGCGTACCCCTTTCTACGTACTGCAGGGACGCGGGGGAAACGGTAGAAGCCGTTAACAAACGGATACAAAGGGGGTTATGGAAGGAGGGAGTACATGTATTAAAAGTCGATGGCGTTAAAGAACGCTGGATTGACTTAACGGAGGTTTCAAAGTGGGCAAGAAAGAACAAGGATCATTATCTCTCCCAAGAGGAGTAACCATCCGCCAGCATAAAACTGGCGACACTCTGGTTATCACTTTCACATACAAAGGGGTTCTGTGCCGGGAGCCCCTCTCCAAAATGGAAGCAAACGCGCGCGGTGTGAAGTACGCCGAGCGCCTGCTCGGGGAGATACAGAACCAGATCGTCAGTGGCACCTTTGAATATGCGAAATATTTCCCCAACTCCAAAAAGCTGGAGCTATTCGGGGTGGTGAAGAAAACCAAAAACATAAAGTCCTACCTGGACGAGTACCTCAAAATCTGCCAGAACCGCAACCTGTCCCCGTCGACTATAAATGGTTATGAAAAATGCCTGTCGGCACTGTCAGCTCTGCATAAACTCCACGTGTCAGAACTGACGCCAGCGGTCCTTAAAAACTGGATAGCCAGCCGGAAAACAAAGCTGAAAACGACCAGGAATAACCTTTCGTTTCTGCGCAGCGCAATCGATGAAGCTGTTACGGATGGCCTGCTGACCATTAACCCGGTAACCCTCGTCAGCGCCAGCCGGTACCACGTGATCGACAGCAGCCCGAGCGCCGACGATTACGAGGTTGACCCGTTCACGCCAGCGGAGACCCTCGCCATTTACCAGAACTGCAGGTACCCGGAATGGGAAAACCTGTTCCGCTTTGCTTTCAATACCGGTCTGCGGAGCTCCGAACTGTGCGCGCTGCGCTGGCCTGATCTCGACACCATCGCGAACACAGCCCACGTTCAGGCGGCCAGTGTCGTAGGGGTACTTAAAGGCACCAAGACAAAAGCCGGTACCCGCAAGGTGGAGCTGAACAGTGAGGCGCTGGCGGCCCTGCAGGCGCAGAAGCAATACACCTTTATGAAAAGTGAGTTCATATTCAGCGATCCGAAAACGGGAGAACCCTGGGCGAACGCCGACGCTATCCGTAAAAAAGCATGGGTGCCGACCCTGAAAAAAGCTGGCGTGCGCTACCGTAACCCGTACCAGACGCGGCACACATTCGCCACCAAGCATATTAGCCAGGGCGTTAACCTCTTCTGGCTTGCCGGACAGATGGGCCACAAAGGGCCGGAAATGATATTCCGCAACTACGGTAAATACCTGGCTGAATATGACGGTAAAACCGCGATTTCAACCGCGCTGTAGCGGGGTAAATATTTCAAAATGTTGGACAGAATCAGGACGTTAGACAGACCTCAATATGCACGTAAAATGCACCTGAGGTATATCACAGTGAAAGAATTGTTTATTTTCAATGAGTTAAATGCCTTTCGGACGCGAGTTCAACTCCCGCCAGCTCCACCAAAATTCTCCATCGGTGATTACCAGAGTCATCCGATGAAGTCCTAAGAGCCCGCACGGCGCAAGCCCTGCGGGCTTTTTTGTGCCCTCAATTTGTCCCGCGAAGTCCGAAGAGAACTAATTAAATCCGAACCTTTTAGGCCCATTGATAGGCCCAACGAAAAGCTCTATTGTTTACGTTGGGCCTAAACGCAGGGAGACTCCCCATGGCAAGAAAAACCAAGCCGTTAACTGATACGGAAATCAAAGCCGCCAAACCTAAAGATGCCGATTACCAGCTTTATGACGGTGACGGGCTTACTCTGTTAATCAAGTCCAGTGGCAGTAAGCTTTGGCAATTCCGTTACTATCGGCCTTTGACCAAGCAGCGAACCAAACAGAGCTTCGGTGCCTATCCTGCCGTCTCGCTTTCTGATGCACGTAAACTCAGAGCCGAATCTAAAGTTTTATTGGCGAAAGACATTGATCCTCAGGAACATCAGAAAGAACAGGTGAGGAATTCTCAAGAGGCCAAAACCAATACCTTCTTGTTAGTTGCCGAGCGTTGGTGGAATGTGAAGAAAACCAGCGTAACAGAGGACTATGCCGACGATATCTGGCGCTCGCTTGAGAGAGATATTTTCCCGGCAATCGGTGATATCAGTATCACTGAGATTAAGGCTCATACTCTGGTTAAAGCAGTTCAGCCGGTTCAGGCCAGAGGTGCATTAGAGACTGTTCGCCGCCTTTGTCAGCGTATTAACGAAGTCATGATTTATGCGCAGAACACAGGCCTGATTGATGCTGTTCCTAGTGTAAATATCGGAAAAGCTTTCGAGAAACCGCAAAAGAAAAACATGCCAAGCATCCGGCCGGATCAACTTCCGCAGCTAATGCACACCATGCGTACGGCAAGTATCAGCATGTCCACAAGATGCCTGTTCATGTGGCAACTTCTAACCATCACCCGCCCTGCCGAAGCTGCTGAGGCTCGATGGGATGAGATCGATTTCAATGCTAGCGAATGGAAAATTCCTGCAGCTCGAATGAAGATGAACCGGGACCATACGGTTCCACTATCTGATGGGGCTCTTGCTATTCTGGAAATGATGAAGCCTCTCAGTGGTGGCCGAGAATTTATCTTTCCTAGCCGTATCAAGCCCAACCAACCAATGAATAGCCAAACAGTGAATGCAGCACTCAAGCGTGCTGGCTTAGGAGGTGTACTTGTTTCACACGGCTTGCGTTCTATCGCCAGTACGGCACTCAATGAGGAAGGATTTCCACCTGATGTCATTGAAGCAGCGCTTGCTCATGTAGACAAAAATGAGGTGCGTCGCGCTTATAACCGCAGTGATTATCTTGAGCAACGTCGTCCGATGATGCAATGGTGGGCTGATCTCGTAAAAGCAGCAGATAGTGGTAGCATCGTTTTAACTCATTTGAGCAAAATTCGTCTTGTCGGATAAAATATTTATCAGCCCAGCTCTCTGGGCTGATATTTCTAAAAGATCGCACTAAATAGCTACGCGGAATAGTGCTCTACTTTCGTTTAGCCCTTTCAGAGGTAAGACATTAGGGCAATTTCACTGTATGACTGCGCAGTCATCGAGTCTGTGGGGTGTTGCTCCTTTTGCAACGTATCACTTGTCAATAAATAGAAAGTGTAGATGTATTAGGCGCAGCTATTTAGTCTATATGGCAAGTAGTAATTATTTACTTCTTTTTTTTCTACGAACAGCGCTATCGAAAGCTTGTTTTACATCTTCATTTTTTAAAGACCATTGATTTAAAATAGTATCAACCAAAGCATCTTGACTCATTGTTGCTACACGATATTTTTTATTTTGATTATTTATCTCAAACTCTGACATTTGAATAAAATCCCATAGCGGTTCGATAAGTTCATTAACTGCTACAACCTTATTTTTCCACCCATCATTCGGAACAGAGTCATTAATTAGCTCAACCAACTTCAGTTGAATGATATGGTACACTTCCGCTTTGCTTTTGCCACCCTTCTTTCCTGCACTCCGCCTGACTTCTGATAATTTTTTTTGATTACAAACAGAGATGTTAAACCAAGTCATACCTATGCACTTATCAAATAACTCCGCAGCCCGATGAAATGCTTTAAAGGCAACGTTTTCATTTTCAGACATGATAGATTTTCCCCAGAAAAAAGAGATTGAGGCGAACATAAGGTGTGCCTTGAAAATGTCATTAATGGAAAATGGCTCGATAACAAGAGGTAAAAACGTTTCCTTGGTAAGGTTTGAACTTAGATTTTTCCAGCATTCTTGAGCTGGATCATATAATTCAGTGTATTCTTCCTTTATCTCCAGTTGCCCATTCACTGTATGGTGCCTTGTTTCCCATGGTACATCGCAGGAATATAACCTCACACGAGTACCTATTTTCTCAGAGCTCCAGAATTGCTCTCGCATTCTGCCTAGCTCAATCCGTATTTCCGGATGATCTTCCTCTAGAACATCAGTATCCACCGCCCATTCGCATTCGGACATGTGATAGGCGAGATCACGTCGTTTTCTACAAATTTGTTCATAAAAATCATTCAGAGAAATCATAAAACCACCATAAATCAATGTATTAGAGGTTGTAAAAATTGTATTTTTGGTACATGGGTTTTTTGCCTTAAAGATACCCATTAATCTCTCTGCAACCAAAGTGAACCAATGAGAGGCAACAAGAATGAACAATCGATCGGCCGTTAGAATACTACGGTTACCAGCGGTTATCCAAAAAACAGGTATGGCACGGGCCACCATCTATGACTGGTTGAACCCCAAATCACCACGATACGATGCCACCTTTCCCAAAAAGCGAATGCTCGGCGTGAAATCTGTCGGATGGATTGAGGCCGAGATTGATGAGTGGTTATCACAACGCTGTAAACTTATTTGAGGGTGTTACATGAATTCATACTCAATTGCTGTCATCGGAGTGTAAACATCCTGCTATTTCCGCCATTAATAGCGGAATAGCCATATTTGCTAAACAATTTCTTAATTTAATTAAATAAGAGGCATTGCATGTTCAATGGTCGTCCTTTCCCTGTAGATGCATTTCCTAAAATTATCAGGAATGCAATTTATGAAGTGGAACAGCATACGCAGGCCCCTCAAGGTTTGATTGCTGCTTCTGCTCTTGGGGTAATTTCTCTTGCCTGTCAGAACCGGATTGATGTTTGCCGATTGAATAATCTACGTGGCCCGGTATCACTTTTCTTAATGACTCTGGCTGAATCAGGTGAACGTAAGAGTACGGTTGATAAACTGCTGATGAAGCCATTATATCAACTGGAAGAGGATTTATTTGAAAAATACACCCACGATCTTACCGCATGGAGAAATGATGAAGCAATTTTTAATATTGAAAAAAAAGCACTGATGTCAAAACTTAAATCAGATATTCGACGTAACAAAGATCACTTGGCAACAAATGAAAGACTTAAAGAACTACTTACGACAAACCCGAAAGCTCCAGTGAGATTCAAATTTTTATTTAACGATGCCACACCTGCAGCTATTAAAGCTCATCTCTGTGGGCACTGGCGATCAGTCGGCATCATGTCTGATGAAGCTGGGATCATTTTTAATGGTTACACACTTAACGAGCTGCCGTTTATCAATAAGATGTGGGATGGTTCAATATTTACGGTGGAAAGGAAAAACGAGCCCGAGAAATTAATTAGAGATGCAAGAATAACACTGTCGCTGATGGTCCAGCCTAATGTTTTTAAGGGTTATATCGACAGGAAAGGAGATATGGCAAAGGGGATTGGATTTTTTGCACGGTGCCTCATGTGCCAGCCTGCTTCAACACAAGGTAACAGAAAAATTTCCAACCCAATTTTTTCAAATGAACATTTGCCGGTATTTCACCAACGTCTTATGGAAATTGTTAATGAGAGCATCATTAAAATTAATGAAAATAATCGCATCTGCCTCCGATTCTCTGCAGAAGCAGAAAGACATTGGATCGAATTCTACAACCAGGTCGAGTCAGAAATGAGAATGATTGGCCTTCTTTATGATTTTAAGGATTATGCTTCTAAAATGGCGGAGAACATGGCGAGGCTTGCTGCCTTACTTCATTACTTCAGCGGTGATGGAGGCGATATATCTGTTACCGCAGTAAAAGCAGCAGTGGAGATAGTGGCTTGGTATATTGAAGAATACATCCGCTTGTTCTCTAAAAAAGAAGAGTTTTCTTTAGATGTTTCAGAAGCAGATGAGCTTTATTGTTGGATAAAAGATTACTGCACGCAAAAATTTTCTTCCTGCATCAAGAAAAATATTATCTTACAATTTGGGCCAAATAAATTTAGAAATCGTGACAAGGCAAATGAATTAATTAGAATCTTAATTTCACAAAACAAAATATTTATATCTTCATGGGGTAAAACAAAAATAATAAACATAACTCATTGTGTTTTTTGATTTTAATGACAATCTAAAAGGACTTAATTTAAGAGTAAAAACAAACTCTAAACCCAGTTCGGATAAAAGCTTGTCATCTTGATAGGTAATATATAGGTACATAGACACATCAGAACGATCACTTACTCCAATATCATTGGCCAGGATACTATATGACATACGATAGTGAATTCGGATCACATGTATCCCTATATCGGGATAGAATCAAACAGGTTATTGATGACTCCCTAAACGAACATCTTAACTCAATGATTCTACGTGTTGATCTGCATGACCCAATTGATACAGAAAATATGGATAACCCATTCTTTCAACCCAGGGTTGACTCTGGTGCTATATCTCGCTTTACCAGTGCGTTAAAAGCAAAGCTTAAACACGATAAGCATATTAAAACTCAACGGAAAGACTGGCCTGATACTCGACATTCAACCTTACGTTACGCATGGGTCCGAGAATATACCAAAAATAGAAAGCGGCATTACCATTTGATACTGTGTTTCAATCAGGATGCTTATTATCATTTAGGTGATTACGACTTAAACCGTAACACGTTACGTACAATGATAACGACAGCTTGGTACAGTGCACTTGGCATCCCTATAGATAGCTCGGGGAAGTTAGTTAATTACCCGCCAAATGGCAAATACCTTCTCAATCGTAAAAGGGACAACTTTGAGCAGACTTATAGCGATTTGATGAATAGGGTGGATTACATGACCAAAGTAAGGACTAAAATAGTCGGTGACGGAGACCGTAATTTCGGCTGCAGTCGCGGGTAATTTATTTTTTACAACAATGGCCTTTCTTATGGCTGGAAAGGCCTGATTTGTTTGTATTAAGATATCGGTAATCTTTTGATGGTTGGAAGCCCGTCCTGGTAGACGACCTAGCCTACCGAAGATGTGAGTTATTCAAAAATGTCGCTTTCCCGCGTTCCGTAGACAAACGTACCTAAATCAATGTCGTCTAATACCGAGCGCGCGCCTGATAAACATCTGATCAACGTACCCAATCGATCTACTCCAAATGTCCTGAGTATCCCGAAGATACTGGCTCAACTCATCCACATCAGCCTCGTCGGAAAATTCCAGCAAGTCTACCAGTCGGTGTAACGTCTGAATGGGAATGCCAATCTCTTCTAAGGCATTGACACCTGGTGGTAGATGGAAACTTTCGAACGCCAATTTGACATGTGTGTAATCGACTTTGCTGCGTATACCACGCTTTACAGCGTGGTGTTTAACTACATCCTCCATCAAGCTGAGCACCTTAGGTAGGGTATAGCCGAAGGTATTGGTTATGAGCTTCAAATCATTGTTGAGGGCAATGGAAAGAGTACGTTTCTCCCCTTCAGAAATCCACTGTCGTGCATAATCGATCTGATTTTTCAGATATTCCGAATAACTTTCAGCACTTAAATAGCCGGCAAGTTTTGCGATCATGACATCCGTAGGCTTAACAGGGACCCCATTGCGACTGAACGTATGGGGAACCAGTCTGGCAATGATCTTTGCAAAGGTCTTGAGGAAGTTTGTCGCGGGAGTCCAGTGAAACACTAACGAGGAAAATTCGTTATCGTCCATCATCTCGAACATGCTTTGCAGCATTTCGAACTGCTCGACACGGAAGTACGAATGCTTCTTCACAAGGTCGATGGAAACACGGTCGTTTATGAAAACCTCATCAAAGCGATCCTGTGAAAACTCGGACAAGTGGTCTGGTTGAACGCTGGCTAACAGGTTGATTGGGGTATCAATGCCCTGAATACCGAGCGGAATATCCACCTCTTGATTGAGATTGTCTTCCGGGATTTCCTCCAGGCAAAAGATTTTGCCGACGAAGTGAACGCCCATGCGCCCGGCGCGACCTTTGATGTTCCCATGGGTGAATTTGTCAATGCTGCGAGTTCCATCGCGGTTGTCGTAGATCACAACGTTCTTAGCGATAGTGTTGACTCCTTCAATGATCGTGGAGGTGCAGAGCAAAAAGCGCAGTTTTCCAGCATTGAATTGGTCGGCAGTGTATTGCTGCAGTGCCCTCGGTAGCGCGCCAAAATGCAAGCCAATACCGTTTCTAAGGGCGACTGTGTAATCCCAGTCGGCATCGAACTCTTCGCTGACCCAGTCGACATGGGGATTCTCAGTCGGAGTGCCATGCCCAAGCCTGATCAGCTCGCGCGCCACCAGGCCCGCAACAGTTGGTGACTTGCAATAAATGATCGTTGCGTCGACACATGCGTGCGCGATTTCCCCCAGCGCTTTGAGCTTGGCTTTGTCGTCATTCGCTTTGATGCCGAACGTCTTAACATCTAGCGCGACTGTATTGAAGTCGGTAGAAACGAAAGTATGCGGATATCCAAGTTTTTCGAGACCGCGAATGCTGTTAACGAACGGTCCCGTCAGGTAAAACTGCCTGGAGACCTTAAGCAGTTTGCTTAACGCAATGTTGAGCTCGATGACTCGTTCGTCTTGATGATCAATGTCCCCGCTTTTCAGTTGTCGGAACGCCAACTTGTAAAACTCGTCAATGACGAAGAGGTCAATGTCGACGATGTCGTCACGCTCGTTCACTCGCTCCTGAGTTAACACATAAACAGCCTGATCGGAATGGCACACTTGGGAACTGTGGTGGATGATCTGATATCGGTCACCGAATCGCTCTTGCAGTCGGCGACGGGTTTCGTCGGCAAGAGCCACGGTTGGAACAACCAGAACAAGCCGTTTCAAAGTTCCCATGCCGAGCAATGAATCGACGATTGCACTTTTGCCCATGCTTGTAGGTGCACTCAGCACCACGTTTTGACCAGACTTGAGCAGATCGAATATGTGGAACTGCATTGAGTGGAAAACATAACCATCCGAGAATGGCGTCCGGTATAGCTCAAGCACCCTCAGGTCATCCGGTGTCAGGCTGGTGAACTCCTTTTTGAGATACGGGAACAAACCTGATTTTCTCACCATATTTTTCAAAATTGTGGTGTGCTCGGAAAACCGCTCGCGCGAATCGAGAGCTCGCACGATCAAGTCCCGTCCCAAGTCATACGAAACAGGGTTAGACAACAGCTTGTTAACCGCAAACAGATAATTGAACGATGAGAAGTCCTCACCCTGCAGGCTATGTTTCGCCTGTTCATAGATCTCTGTCATACGACCTCTCTCACCTTCTCATCAACTAATTGGGTTAACCGCTCAAGACTCGGGGCTGGATAAATGAATACGTGGATGCAAAGATTCGCAAACGGCGAATCCTCGATGAGGTCAGCCGCGAATTTTTCGAACAGCACCGCTGTTTCTTTCTCCAGGTCATCCTCGAACCCCGGCGTTTCAGGCTCGGTTAGTAGATTAGAGTCGTAGCCCACGAACAGAACAAACGTGAAACGATCGAGGTGAGCATCGAAAGGTTGGCTGCCATCAAGAATTTCGTCAATGTCGTGGCGAAGCAGGTAGTTATCGTCTTTAATGTCGAGGATTTTTTTGCGCGCGGTATCGATGCAATCCGAAATGTCCTCGTACAACTGATCCCGTATCTCCGGCAATCTGACGGCAATGTTAATATCAGTCACCAACTCGCTGAAGCCAATCCAAAGCTGATCACCTTCTGGATCGCGGCGAACGATATGCACGTTTTCAAGAATTTTTTCGGCCCCTGCTTTTTCCACGTATAGCATGCAAGGAATAGGCTGGCTTTCGTGGTGCTGCCGGATCGTTGCGTGCAACAGCACTCGACCCAAAAATTCGCTGACGTCATGGAGCGATTTGAAGACGGAATTCTTTAGTCGTTCTCGCTTTTCAATGAATGTCAGTTTATGAATATCAGACATTTCTTTTGGTCGGAGAAAAACCTCATCCAACCATTGACAGACGTTATCCGCGATGTGCTTGTAGCGGTATTTCTTAAGTGAGTACTGCTGATGTAGAACCTGGCCTTTACGCTTAGCGCAGACCGAAGCCATAGGCGCTCTAAATGGCGTAAGGATGTGGGGTAAGTCCCGTTTGACGTAGATTTTGCGGCCTGACCGAGATTGGTCATCTTCGACACGCTGCTTGAACCACTCAAGTAGGTCTGGTCGTAAGTAGGACTTGTCATCAGCACTGTGAATGCGTCGAGAATGCTCGCCCTTGCGCGTCACAGTATCAAGGATGCGGCACCAAATGTCTTCGGCGACGGTTTCGGAACTGAGAATGACCCCATGTAGATCTTGGGAGGCCAGCCGTATGTTCTTGATCCCTAGAAGTTCCAGTTCGCGCAGGGATGAAAACACTTCCCATGTAGCCGCATCGATCCAATCTGAAACGCTTATACCTGAGTCTGTTAAAAAATTGTCTGTGCGTTTGTTGAGGTCATCGATGAGTTCCTGTCGACCTGGCTTATCTAGTCGGGCGTTTGGGCTGATCGTCAAGTACTCAAGGGTTTTGTTGACCTTTTCCTCTGTGACGATGGAGTACCTACGTCCAAGGGACAGGTCAGACTCACACTGCATTGATTTGTGCAAAATTGAACTGCAGGGGATCGTCTTTTTATCAGCACCTTTTGAATTCTGAACGATGTCCGAAATGTTCCAACGTGTTTTGCCGGTGCTTTTTACCTGAACGAAGTCGATGTATCCATCAGATACAATGTCGATATCGTCTGTGACCTCGCAGCGCACACTGCGGATAGTCTTGTCACGAAGCATTCGGGTGACATGGTAAGCGGCTACGCAGTCCTGAAATAAGAAACCGTGCTTGGCGGCTACTCCGCCTGAATCGTTCGACTCCATTTAGACATCCGTGACAATTTTGCGAAAATTAAGGAGATGTTATGACACAGTCCAATCGGATCACTGCATCATCACCAGTGATCTAAATACTTCACAGCCATTCTCGGTCGCAGGTATCAAGCTTTTCAGGATTCCACAAATATTGTAACCCTGACGTCTAATTTGGTTATATAACATACTGCCCCAACTAACGTAAGGTAGGCACAGCCTTAATCAAGGTTTTGGTTTTCAAATAGTTCAGAGCTGAGACCGCCAACCGCACTATGGCACTATGGCACTATGGCACTATGGCACTATGGCACTATGGCACTATGGCACTATGGCACCGCCAGCGATTGTAATCACACTTGATATTATAAAACACAGTTGCACGCATTATTTCCTGGTTGGTAGGGTCATATCTCGATGCTCTTTGAGCAATGTCAACATCGCGTGTTCATGGCTTTCTATATTGTTGATGCCTTGCCCATCCGGACCCCACTCCTTATAGCTCATCATGATGGCTTGTTTTGGGCTCTCTGCTCGTTCTGTTTCGACGTAGAATTTTTTCTTGTCTGCTGGCGAATAATTACTAAGTATCGAGTTGCTGCTTGGTGAGATCAGGAAGAGGTTACCGAAACGATGGACATCATCCCCCATTTTGTGGACTGCCCCCCCGGTAGACGATCCTGCCCTATAGTTGGAGTGCCCCCTATTCAGGTGGCTAAATTTAGCAAATCAATACACTTCAGGGGGGTATTATTGTAGAGTTTCCCCATATGTTTCTATGGGATCCAGGAAATGACAATCAGGAGTTACAAAAACTTAAATCTGGTCAGGGCAAATATCGAGACTGAATCCAGACAATTCATTGAAAATAAAAACTATTCAATCCAATCAATTGGTCCTATGCCAGGGTCAAGGGCTGGGCTTCGGGTCGTATTTACCAGACCAGGGGTTAACTTGGCAACTGTGGACATTTTTTATAACGGGGACGGTTCGACTACAATTCAATATCTCACTGGAGCCAATCGTTCTCTGGGCCAAGAGTTAGCGGATCATCTTTTTGAAACCATCAATCCTGCTGAATTTGAGCAGGTAAATATGGTACTGCAAGGATTTGTAGAGACAAGCGTTCTACCTGTACTTGAGCTATCAGCAGATGAATCGCATATAGAGTTCAGAGAACACTCTCGTAACGCTCATACCGTAGTGTGGAAAATTATTTCCACCAGCTATCAGGACGAATTGACTGTGAGCCTGCATATCACAACAGGTAAGCTCCAGATTCAGGGCCGACCGCTGTCATGTTACAGAGTTTTCACGTTTAACTTGGCAGCCCTGCTTGATTTACAGGGTTTGGAGAAAGTGCTAATCCGCCAGGAGGATGGTAAAGCTAATATTGTTCAACAGGAGGTTGCCCGCACTTACTTGCAGACTGTAATGGCCGATGCTTACCCGCATCTCCACGTGACTGCCGAAAAATTGCTCGTTTCAGGGCTATGTGTTAAACTCGCCGCCCCTGATTTGCCTGACTACTGTATGTTACTTTATCCTGAACTACGCACCATTGAAGGTGTCTTAAAAAGTAAGATGAGTGGGTTAGGCATGCCAGTACAGCAGCCGGCAGGTTTTGGAACTTACTTTGATAAACCTGCTGCTCATTACATTCTGAAACCGCAATTTGCAGCTACTCTTAGACCGGAACAGATTAACATCATCAGCACAGCCTATACTTTTTTTAATGTGGAACGTCATTCTCTGTTCCACATGGAAACTGTGGTCGATGCCAGCCGTATGATTTCTGATATGGCCCGGTTGATGGGTAAAGCCACTAGAGCGTGGGGAATAATCAAGGACTTATATATTGTTTGAAATCACCGGAATTAACGTCTCAGGGGCTCTAAAAGCTGTCGTTATGGCGACCGGCTTCGAGAACCCTTTGTCCTCAGTTAATGAAATTGAGACGAAACTTTCTGCCCTACTGGGTAGTGAGACCACTGGTGAAATCCTTTTTGACCTCTTGTGCGCTAACGGTCCAGAGTGGAACCGCTTCGTTACGCTGGAAATGAAATATGGCCGGATCATGCTGGATACGGCCAAAATTATTGATGAGCAGGACGTTCCGACACATATCCTGAGCAAACTGACTTTTACTTTACGTAATCATCCTGAGTACCTAGAAGCCTCTGTTTTGTCTCCCGATGATGTACGCCAAGTCCTGTCAATGGATTTTTGAAACTCTTCTTTCTAAACGAACCAGTATAGAATTCGCCCTTTTGGCATGATATTAACTTGTCCAATATGATCAAATAGCATTAACCCCCCCTCACAACGTCCTGCATAGGGAACACGTTTTCCCCTGTGCACCCACGACTAAATTTCCCCCCCTTTAAACTTCTCAATAATGTCACCAATTTTCTGGAAATCCTATGATGCCTTTCCCGGTAAATGGTGCTGTGAGTTCAGAAAGATTCTGCAATCTATGTGCATTGAAAAAATCTTCAGATAGATATCATTCTCCTGAACAATCCGATGAACGGCAGAACCTCGCGGTTCTGCCGTTTTTGTTTTACTTTTCAGAGGAGTGGTGATGAAAAATTTTGAAGTTCTGCAGCCACTACAGAACTCCCTTTCCGGTCTACCGCTATGGGTATCTGAACGTATATTGCAGCAGATAAATCAGTTAACCCACTACGAGCCAGTGATCGGCATCATGGGTAAAACTGGGGCGGGAAAGAGTAGCCTTTGCAATGCCCTGTTTGCCGGTGAAGTATCGCCGGTCAGCGATGTAGCGGCCTGTACACGTGATCCTTTACGCTTTCGCCTGCAGATTGGAGAACACTTTATGACCATCGTGGATCTGCCCGGCGTGGGCGAAAGTGGCGTTCGCGATACCGAGTATGCTGCGCTGTACCGCGAACAACTTCCCCGGCTCGACCTGATTCTGTGGCTGATTAAGGCTGATGATCGGGCACTGGCGACTGATGAGCATTTTTACCGTCAGGTGATTGGCGAAGCATACCGGCATAAGATGCTGTTTGTTATCAGCCAGTCAGACAAAGCTGAACCCACCAGCGGTGGAAATATCCTTTCCACAGAGCAGAAACAAAATATCAGCCGCAAAATCTGCCTGCTGCATGAGCTATTCCAGCCCGTGCATCCGGTGTGTGCCGTGTCGGTTCGCCTGCAGTGGGGACTAAGGGTGATGGCAGAGCGGATGATTAAGTGTCTGCCGCGTGAGGCCAGCAGCCCGGTAGTAGCGCTACTGCAACATCCCTTTCGAACAACGGTAGCCCGGGAGCAGGCACGTGACGATTTCGGTGAAACCGTAGGTGCCATACTCGATACGGTAAGCACCTTTCCCCTTATTCCCGCCCCGGTGCGGACCATTATTCAGGCCGTGCGTTCCTCGGTGGTGTCAGTGGCCCGCGCTGTCTGGGATTTCTTCTTCTGAGTGTTTAATTCTGCCCTATTATTCTCCGAGCCCTGTCGCAAGTGCGGCAGGGCTTTCTTTATTTGTTTTACCCATACTGAGGAGTCTGCTTATGACCCGTCTGGCTTCGCGCTTTGGCGCTGCAAATCTTATTCGCCGTGACCGTCCGTTAACCCGTGAAGAGTTATTTCGCGTGGTGCCCAGCGTATTCAGTGAGGATAAACACGAATCCCGCAGTGAACGCTACACGTATATACCCACAATTTCCCTGCTGGACAGCCTGCAGCGGGAAGGCTTCCAGCCATTCTTTGCCTGTCAGACACGGGTACGTGACCCCCGTCGTCGTGAGCATACTAAGCATATGCTGCGCCTACGTCGGGAGGGGCAAATTACCGGTAAACAGGTTCCGGAAATTATCCTGCTTAACTCTCACGATGGCACCAGTTCGTACCAGATGCTGCCGGGCATGTTCAGGGCGGTGTGCCAGAACGGTCTGGTCTGCGGCGAGTCGTTTGGCGAGGTGCGGGTGCCACACAAGGGGGATGTGGTGAGTCAGGTTATTGAGGGGGCGTATGAAGTGCTGGGGATTTTTGAGCGTGTGGAAGAAAAGAGGGATGCCATGCAGTCGTTGCTTTTACCGCCACCTGTGCAGCAGGCACTGGCAAAAGCAGCGCTTACGTATCGCTTTGGTGAGGACCACCAGCCGGTTACTGAATCGCAGATACTCTCCCCACGCCGCTGGCAGGATGAGAGCAATGACCTTTGGACCACCTATCAGCGGATTCAAGAAAACCTGATTAAGGGCGGACTCAGTGGGCGTAATGCTAAAGGCGGACGAACTCATACTCGTGCCGTGCGTGGCATTGACGGGGATGTGAAGCTTAACCGTGCGCTGTGGGTGATGGCAGAAACACTGCTCACGCAACTGCAGTAGACGTTTCATGTTGCCACGTTGTTAATATCGGACACCACCTGTCCGCATCGCTATGTGCTCGTGTGCCTCAATCCCCCGGTTATAGCTTTTAACCCCCGTTACATCTGGCTTTTGCAGAAATAAAAAATAGTTTCTGCGTTGTCCATACCCTGTCCGCCCCCCTCTTTAAAGTAATCACATCATTTTCAGTCAGTTAACTTTCCTGGAGAATCTCTCATGACACAGGCAGAACGCCGCCATGACCGGCTGGCTGTCAGGCTGTCACTGATAATCAGCCGTCTGGTTGCGGGTGAAACGTTGAGCGTGCGCAAACTGGCGGCTGAGTTTGGCGTGTCAG